CTCAATTAAATCAAATTCCAAATACTATTGATAAAATTATTACAAAACCCATAACAAAATTTATTCCTCAAGAACCCTTTAAAAATTACAAAAATATTTTTAATTCACTAAATTTAAAAAATAATGAAGAATATGATATTGTTTATATGTGTGGTACATTTTCAATAAATTGGAATCCAGAAGATAAAAAGTTAGCTGGTTCTGAACAAGCAGTTGTTAATTTATCGGAAAATTGGGTTAGGATGGGTAAAAGTGTAATTGTATATGGAGAAGTTCCTGACACAATCGTTAATGGAGTTGTTTATAAATCTTGGACAAAATTTAATTTTAATCGTGAATATAAAAATTTAATTTTATGGAGAAATTTTGGATTATCAACTATCATACCTTTAAATATAAAAGCAAATTTTATTGCAGTTGATGTTCATGATAATTTTATTGGACAAGTTGGAGAAAATTTTAAAAAATATTTTAATAAATGTAATAAAATATTTTTAAAAAGTAACTATCATAAAGAATGTCTATTAAATAAAATTGATTCTAATGTTGATTTGAATAAAATTGTGGTAATACCTAATGGTATTAGAGTTGATAAATTTAATGTTAAACCAAATGGAGTTGAAAGAAATCCATATAGATTTTGTTATTGTTCTTGTTACACAAGGGGATTAGATAAAATAATTAGTATAATGTGGCCAATTATATATGGTTATGAACCAAGATCAGAATTACATGTATATTATGGAATGGATGGAATTCAAGATGAAAATTATAAAAATCATCTTCTAAAATTATTAGCTCAACCAGGTGTTATGGATCATGGAAGACAACCTATTGAAATGATAATAAGAGAAAAATATTTATCTACATTTCATTTTTATTTAACAAATACAGAAGCAGAAATTGATTGTATTAGTATTAGAGAAAGTTTAGTTACAGGTTGTATTCCTTTATTATCAAATTTTGGTATTTTTAAAGAAAGACAAGGGTTACATTTTGATTTTAATGATGAAAAACAAATAAAATTGGCTGCTATTAACATTATTGGTTTATTAAAAAATCCTGAAAAAGTTAATGATTATAGAGAAAAAATTAAAAATGATCCAACGATTGTTAATTGGGAAACTATAGCATTAGAATGGAATAAATATTTTGTTAACTAAATATTTTATTCACAATATTTATATTCTTTCGTTTTATTTTGTTCTTTATTAATTTCAACAATATCTTCTTTTTCAACTAATATATTAATTCCCGCTATAATTTGTTCTAAATTAACTTCAAATGGAATTTTATATTTGGTTAATTCTTCATATATAGAATCTAAAGTAAATGATTTTGATTTCTTTATATAATCATACATATTTGATAAAACAATTGTATTTCTATCATTTAAAAATTCTCTTTTTTCTTCAATAATTTCTTTTTCTTTTTGACTAACTAAAGAACTTATTGATATTTTATTATTTTCATGTACAAAATCATAATTAATATAAAATTTCATATCTAATATTGATGTAGTATTAGTTGAACGTTTTATTAATTTGATATGTAGAAGAGAATTAATTGTATCTTGTAAATTTTTAATAGTAATATTAGTTAGAGATGATATATCTTTAATTCCCAAACCATCAGTATTACTAAAAAGTTTATCTAATACAATATATTGAATTAAAGCCATATGTACATAATAAGGTTTAGAATTAAATACCATTTTAACAATCATTGTAGATTGAATAGGATCAAAATCAATTTCTCTATCTGGATATCTAGAATTATAATATGATTTATATATATCAAAGTATGGTTCTATTAATGAATTTAATTTAAATTGAGTTATATCTGTTTGATTTAAATTAGAATATTTAAATATTGTGAAATTGGTATTTTCTCTATTGTATGAACTTAAATCAACTGATTTATATTTTTCAGATTCTTGTCTAACTGTTATTTTCTTATATGCAAAATTATTATAATAACTTTCTTCAATATCTTCTAAATAATTTTTCATTCTTATTAACATTTCATTCACTTTTCTATTAGTTGTATTTGAATCTTTTTGTGATATCAAATAAATATAATAATTAACAATTCTCTTATCAGTTTTAATTGTTTGAATTGTTTGTGGTTTTTTATATTTATTTTTAATAATTTTATTAAATTCTTCAAATAATAAATAACCATTTGATTTTAGGTTTTCAACTATAAATCTAAAATTATATTTAGACATATTTGTTTTTGTTTCTTTTTCTAAATCATCTGGTTCATCATTTAATGTTTCAATATCTATTGAATTATTTTCTTGGGATGTATTATTGTATTCAAGTTTTTTATATACATATTCTATTATTTTTTTAATATTTTCAGGATTATCAAATTTATTTGTAATCAAATTAATATATTCACTAATATTTTGTTCTTTTACTAAAGTTTCTTCAAGCTTTTGTTGACAATCTTTATTTAATTCGTTATTTGTTAAAAATTTTATTTTATTTAAAGAATTTGTAAATTCTATTAAATTTGAAAAATCAATTTTATTCCATTCTTCTTCAAGTAAATTTAATAAATTTATTTTTTCATTTTTTCCAAAAACTTTATATTTACCACATAGAATATTATCATAAACCAATTTATAATATTCATTTCTCCAATGAACATAATGATTTGATATTTGTGATTCATTATTTGAATTTGAAATATTTTTTTTAAAATAATCACACAATGATATAATATGTTCGATATTTATTTCCGTAATAATATTTTTAAATTTTTTACCGACAAAAATATTTATACGTTCAATATAATAATTTATATCGGCATCAATCACATTTATTAATGAATAATTTTTATTAATATAATTTTTTATTTGATTTGAAATAAAATTATTTACTTGTGACGAGTCATTCATATAATTTAAAAAACATTCATTATATTTTGAAATATTTGATTGTGATATTTGGTCGATTCCTAATCTCGTTAAAACATCATTATTAGTTTGAAAATTTAAATATCTATTCATTAAATTCATTTTACTAAATACTATTTATATATGTTAATTGATATTGTATAAATAAATCAATTTTTTTATAGTTTGGTATATATCAAAAGTATTAAAAAATTGATTAAATATAATAAAATAAACATATACTAAATATTATATATTAATTAAAAAAATATGTTATGGTATTATAACTTAAAATCAAAGTCAAATGATAATAATCCAATAAATTTTTATCAAGTTTTTATTGAAAATAATTTAGTTTATAGTGATAAAGATTCAAATTCAATATATTCATTTGATTCAAATGATTTATCAAAATTAAGTTTAAATTTAAATAATTATACTAAAGAAACTATTATTAGTGAAATTAAGATTATTGACAATATTATTTCTTACAATATCAACAATGTAAATTACGTTTTTACGTCAAAAACTAATTTTGTTAAACCTAATGAAAATAAATTAAATCTTCCTATTTTTTCACATACATACAAGTCAACTAGTGTTAAAAGATTACCTAATTTAATTGAATCAGAATATAATAATGTATTAACACTAAATTTTCAAATTTATAAATTAGATAATGAAAATAATATTCAATTTATTATTGAAACTAATCCAATAACAAATTCAAGCAGAAAATATTTTGTCACAACAAATCTAAATTTAATACAACAATTTATTATATCAAAATAATTTTTTTATAATCATAAATAAAATTGTTAAAATTAAACCATATATTATTACACCTTGTACACCTATTTTACCTTCATTATCTGGATTTAAACTAGTAAAATACTTTGCAAAAAAATCTTTTATCATATCTTGAGATAAAACAAAATACAAAATAAATAATATTAAAAAATCTTTATAGTTAAAACAATCATCAAAAAACCAACTCGCATAATCCGAATATGTATTTGTTGAATTAATTTTTTTAGCATCAGTTACAAAATCTTCTATTGTTTCAACAACTTCTACTACTTTATTTTTTGATTTTGAACTTTTTGATTTTTTTCTTGATGAACTATTATTATCACTATCACCATCATTATTATTGTATAATTCATTTTCATTTATTTTATATGAATTTATACTTGAATTATCATATAAACTCATATTATTTTCTTTTAATCCATTTATAATTTCTCTTGCCACTGATTTTATTAATGTTGAATCTTGTTTAGGTGAAATTGTTTGACCAGATATGTAATTTGGTTCATCATCTAAATTTGTTCCATTTAATAACATTGGGTCAAATTGTTGTGTTGATAAATTATTTGGCATTTGTCCACCCATCATTCCACCCATCATTCCACCCATTTGTCCACCCATTTGTCCGCCAATTTGACCCATTCCATTTGATGGAAAGTTTGATGGTTGATTAAATAAATTGGTTGTAGGTTGTGTCATCATATTATTATCATATTGAATAGAATCACCCATATAATTATTCATTATATATTTATATTAATATATTATTATAATTTTTTTGAATAAAAATCCATTCAAACTTATAAAAATTAAACAGTATGTTTTTTAATAAAATAAAATGGGTTTATATTTATTTCAGATTGTTCTATTTCTTTTTGAATTTTATTTCTGATTTCGTCATTATCAATAATTGATAATATATTTTTAATTGTATTTTTTGTTATGTTCCAAAATTTTTTATTTGTATTTGGACAAACAATCGCTAAAAATACTCTTCCATATATTTCAAATCCTAATATTTTACTTCCAATTTCATTATATTGAGATTTGTCTTCTATATTAGTCTTTTCTATCCATGGAACCAAATTAAAACCAAATAAATCCAATGTATTTGATTGAGTATAATTATGACCAATAATTTTGTAAGGGTCTTCACCTGTAAATTCTAACTCAATCATACTTTTATCAGGATTAATTATTACTCCTGTATGATAAAAATTATGTATAAATAATTTTGATATATCTGATTTTGATATAACGTCAGAAAAAATTTTACCATCATTTCCATATGTGGATTTAAATATTCCACAAGTCCAACAAACAGGTTGTAAAAATATATTTGTAAGAGAAGCATATTCATTTAATTTTTCTTGTTCTATTGATTTAGTTAAATCTTCCATATAAAACAATTCATACATTGAATTATCATCTGCATACATCATTAAAGTATTACCTTGCACATTTGAATTATTAGTATCAGATTCTATTTTTAAAATTAAATCTTCCATTAAATCTTCAGAATTTGTAAAATTACTCGATATCCTAACATAATCACATGAATTAATTTTTTTTTCTAAATAAGTTTTAATTTTGTCATTATGATTCGGATTATTCATATTAAGTTCTTCATCAAGTAATTCATCATACATTTCTCCATAAATTTTGTTTTTTTTTAATTCACAGTAATTCATTTTAAATCTATATTAAAATATATGTTTTATTATTTTAAATTATTTGTTTAAAAATTAATTTTTAATTTAAAATATTTTTGTGAATTGATATTTTTTAATGATTTGGATCAATATAATTTGGTTCGTGTAATTTTTCCATAGAATATGAAATAGGACATACACATACTTTTGGAACCCATTTATATTTTAAGCCTGAAATATCTGTATAAATTTCTTTTGAAATTATATTTGAATCAGGTCCTTTATATATATTTTTTTTAAATATAAAGTATCCTATTATCATTCCAATTACTATCCCAATTATTATTATAATTATATCAATTATTATTTGGTGTAAGTTATATTCAAACATTTAGATAGTTTTATATATATCAAATATATAAATAATATTTATTCGCAATAATTTATTTATAATTCAAAAATATAAAATATATATCTATTAATATATTAAATAAATGGAATATCAAAATATTATTATATTTGTATTGGTTTTTATTGTTTTAATGACAGTGTTTTATTTTATTATAAGTAATTTTGGAATTGGGGAATCTTCTAATTATAATAATGACAAAAATATTAATGAATTAGAAAAAAAAGTATTAATGCTTAATACTGAATTAATTAATATGAAACAAAATCAAATGATTAAACCAAATCAAATAACTCCAATTCCATCAGAATCAAATAGTATTAAAGAAATAATTATAGAAACTGATACCCCAGTAATTAATTCCCCTAATCCTAATTCCACTAATCCTAATTCCAATTTAATTTTACCATCACAATCTAATCAAAATAAACCACCTCCTATTATATTTGATCCAATAGCTAATTATGATATTGCTAAATTAACTGATCCATTAGTTGACCCAAGAGGTAGAACTAGTGCGGATCAAATTCCAACACCCCAAGTAGCTGCTCAATTCAATTTTCCTACTCAAGGTGTTTTAGATAGATATCATAGAGTTGGGTTATTAATAGCTATTGGTTCTAATAAACGTGATAATATTAATATTAATAAAAATTCTCGTTCACCAAATCAAGATTATTCTAATGGTTCATCTGGTTTGATTGGAACTTATGGTGAATCCGGTGAAAATGTTTGGGAAGGACATATAAGAAAATCAAGACCCAAAAAAGCAAGAAGATATATACCACCCGAATCAAATGAAACAAAATCATATAGAGGAGTTGATATTAAAGAAGGTTTTGAATCTGATGATTTTGATTCAGATTTAGATGATTTTGAATCAGTTGAAGAATTTTCTTCTGGTTCAACAAAAAATAAAGTAATAAATGTTTATAATAATTATTCTAATCAAAATGATAATAATATTTTAGAATTGATAGGGAAAAAAATAACGGATAATTGGTATAAATATTTTACATCAATTACAATGGGAAATAAAATAATAAAAGTCGTAATAAGAAATAATAATAGAAGAGAATTATATACTGGTGATATTGTTTTTGTTCCAGAAATTGGAAAATCTTATAGAGTTAAAATTGATCCAATGGATATGATTGAATATAATCCATATATGTTTTAATTTTTTATACCGTTAAATTATTATTTATCATATTAGTTAAAATAATATTTTCATAGTTTTCATCTAATTCAATATTTTTTTTATTACAAAGTTTATTTACTAAAATAACAGTATGTAATTTTGTTTTGGGAAACTTTTCAATAAATTTATTTATAATAATTTCCCGTTTTTTAATATTTAAATTTGTGTTTTTTAAATTTTTAAAAACCATTTCTTCCATAATTATTTATATAAAATATGCTTTATAAATTTTTATTTTATTTATTTATATACCATAAAAAGTATTAATGAATACTAATTATTTTTACTAATGGATTTTTTATTTATATTTTTATACTGACCTAATAACAACTTTGATTGATTATTATAATAATTATTTAAAAAATAAAGTCATTATGTTTATCATTTAATATTTTTTAAACAACTTTAAAAAATTGAATAATTATTTTAATATTTAGATATTATAATAATATAAGTATAAAAATTTAATGCCAAGCTCAAGCTCAAGTAGATCATCAGGAGGTTCATTTGGAAGGTCATCTGGTTCTTATGGTAGTTCATCAAGAAGTAGTTCATCTGGAACAGGTACATATAGTTCAGGTTCTTATGGTAGTTCATCAAGAAGTAGTTCATCTGGAACAGGTTCTTATGGTAGTTCAGGTTCTTATGGTAGTTCATCTAGAGGTGGTTCAATAGGTAAAAATGATTCGGAAAAAAAAAATCCTCCACCACCTGCCACAACCCAAACCCAAACCCAAACCCAATTACCTACACATCCCCAATCAACTGGAAGTAATGGAGGTGGATTTTTTTCATCAATGACTCAAGGTTTTGGATTTGGAATGGGTTCAAGTATGGGTCATAGAGTAATTGGGAGTATTTTTGGTTCAAATAATAATTCATCTTCACAAAATATTCCATCTACTAATCATTCAACAGAACATAATCACAATATTCCATCTATTAATCATTCAACCCAATATAATCAAATTCCATTAGACATAACTAATCCAAAATATATTTCAAAAAATGAATGTAAAGGATTACAAGAAGAGTATTTAAATTGTTTAAATAATATTTCTCCTTATAATAATTGTGATTTTTCACTAAGTATTTTTAAGGAATGTGAAGAAGCTAAATATTAAATTATTATTTTCTTTTAAGTTGAATTATAATTGTGTTTGTTACATTATCAAAATTGAATCGATTTAAAAAAGTTTCTTTAACGCAACTAAATATTATATCTTTTTCATATTGATTAATATAATTGACTTGAATCTTAACAAACCCAATAATTTTTCCATTGAATATTGAATAATCTGACACATACAAAAATGATACAATATACTCCATATATAATAAATGCATTATTTTTTTGGGATAATTATATTTAGATAAATTATATTTTTTATCATATTGAATATATTTGGTTTCAATTATATTTTGATATCTATCATTTATCATTTCTTCTGCTTTATCTTTAGAATATCCCAAGTTATCCCATACTGTTGTCCATCCAGTCTTTAACATAAAAATATTTTTATTTAACAAAATTTTTTTCAAATAATTCAATTTATCATTAAATTCTGTTAAATTATAAATATCTGGTATATTTGAATATTGTATATATAAATACTCTTCTGCATCAACACAATCATATTTACTTTTTAAATAATTAGGTTTATTGTTATTTTGTTTTGATTTATTATTTTTTTGATTTGATTTTATATTATTTAATGGATTTAATTTATTAGGGTATTTTTGTACCAAATTTATTTGTTTTGGTTGATTTAATTGATTTGGTTGATTTATTTGATTTGGTATATTTATTTGTTCAATTGGATAATTTTTTATTTCAATTTTGGGTTGAATTTTTGGTAAAATAAATTTTTTTTTAATGGATATATTGTTTGATATTTTTTTGTAAATTGAGTATAATATCCTCTATAATATAAATAGAAAAAAAAATATAATAGGTATACAATTTAATTACCATAAATAATTCCAGCAAAATTATCCTTATATATTAAATAATTAATAGATTCAGCACATATTCCAAAAGAAATATTTGGAGGAACCATTAATCCGTAAAATTGAATTGTAAAAGTATCAATCCGAGATAAATTTTTAAAACTTTCAATCATACTCCATTTTATTTCAAATACTCCTTTAGGTAATTCATATCCCAAAAATTCTTTTGAATTTTCCAATAGTAAATTTTCATAATCATATTCTTTTATTACAAGTCCATTAATAATAATTTCAATCATATCAAATTGTTGGGTATTCCAATAGATACTTTTATCATTTTGATTTTGAAAATATATAAAAAATCTATCAACAATATGATTAAAACACACTTTTATTTTTATATGTGTATTTAAAATAATATTTTCCAACCCAAAAAATTGATTAAATTTAAATCTAATGATTTGATTACCTGAATATTTCTTTTCATCTATAACATCATGATAATCTTCAAATAATATTTTTTTATAATAATCATTACTTATTGTAAAATCTGGTTTTGTAATAGTTAATTTTGTTTGAATTGAAAAATTTTTAATCAAATTTATAAATTCTCCAGAACTAAAATTTATATATATTCTTATTTCATGCAATAAACATTTAGATTTCAATATTCCTTGTCCATTAATCATACATTCAAATGGAATTGGATAAAATATTTTGGAACCTATTTTTTTTACTTCTAAACCATAAATTTTGTTATAAATTTGAATTTGTTTATTGTCCAATCTATCTATCGAACTACCACCTATTTCTAATGTTATATTTGAAAATACATATTCTAAATCAAATTCTAAATCTAAATTTGAATCAAGTTCAAACACAATAACGGGATTTGAAATAATGTGAATATATTTTTCACAATATGATATATTCACACATATTTTTCTATTTGGTCCTAATGTCCCATAATAATTACTATATCCATATTCTATTTCATAATTATTATTTTGAAATATTAATTGTTCTAATGTTAAATAGTCTTTCATTTATTACACCTTTTTCGGTGAAATTCGGGACACTATTATAAAAATATAATTAATTTAAAGAAATAAAACTATAATAAATTATGAATATGAATTGAAGCCTTACAATAATGATTATTCATCCT